TCTTGTACATGTGTATTATATTATATTATAATGTATTATTCCTAACCTTAAAGAGTAAATCTATAGCATCTTCTTTAGTATACGTATCTGTATCGTCTTCTAATATACTGATAACTGTATCTATAGTTGATACAATATCTTTACGTTTCATCCTATGTGTATTAGGTAAATCCAATACATCATCTGTATTATTAATACCCTCAATAATCTTAATAATCTTCTTTAATGCTTTTTTATCTTTCATTGTTATACCCTCTATACAGCAATCGGTACGTTTTTAATTGCATCACCATGTTTATAACCAACAAGTGATACATCATCTACAGTAAAATCATAGAAATCTGTAATATTCTTATTTAACTTAAAAGTAGGTGCTTCATACGTATCACGTTCTATCAACTCTTGAATAATAGGAATATGCCTATCATAGATATGAGCATCAGCAATCACATGTACCAACTCACCAACTCCCATACCAACATGATGTGCCACCATATGTAATAACACTGAATACTGTGCCACATTCCAAGCATTAGCGGCTAGAATATCTTGACTACGTTGATTTAATAATAGGTTTAATACTTTATTACCCTTACAATCAACTGTAACATTAAATGTGCAAGAATACGCACAAGGATATAAATTCATTGTGCTTAACTCATCAAAATTATACATATGTGCAATAATCCTACGTGAGAAAGGTGTATGTACTAAATCAAACAATACTTTATCAATTTGATTCATTTCTAACAAATAAGTTCCATCTATACCACCATGAAGTACAATATGATGACGACTATCACCATCATAATAAACAGATTCTTGCTCGTCAAACCACATATTAGGGAATACCTTTAATATGTCCTCATGAATATCATCTGACTTAATGTGATAGAAAGATGTCTTCCCAATTTGATACCCATATGCAGTACCAATAGAACCATCACTATCTGACCAACTATCCCAAATTCTAGTTTTTAAATCATTAACATTATTAGAGTGTAACTGCCAAATCCATAACATTTCTTCAACGCAAGACTTAAAAGCTAGAGGACGTTGAGTAGGAACTGGGAACTCTTTACCTACATCATATCGATTAACAACAGCAAATTTCTTAACTGTATGAGCATCAGAGCCATCTTCCCATTTAGGTCTAACTGTTTCACCATCTGAAACAATACCACTAGTTAGAATATCTTCACACATAGATTTAAAGGTGTAATCAAACTTAGACATTTTTAATATACTCTCCCATACGAATAATAACATCTTCAGATGTATACCCATCATAGTTAATTGCATTAGGAATTTCTTGAACTTCCTCAAACAAATCCCAATACCTATTCTTAATATGATATGAAACCTGCCCATTAGGTAAATCGATACCAACTAAAAACATATCATCATACATAGTGCCATCTTCGTGTTTTCTAGTTTTCCACACATATACTGTAGGTATATAGAGTTTACAAATCATGGCAAATAAATACGTCCTATGCTCATATAAATCACCTATTGTATGATAACCATCAGAAACAGACTTATAATCACCCATATCCATAAAAGATTTATTCTTATTAGCTAAATCTTTTATATCTTTAACACCCTCTAAAATATCTTGTATCATTTACAATACCTCAACAATCTTATTATTAACTAAGGCATATCCTCTTTCCATATTACATCCCTTAGATTGTTCCCACTCACCACATAAAAGTACAGTATCACACAAATCTAAAAGCTTAAAACAAAGATTTATACCTTTATCATAGTCTACTGATTCATACATAAACCCATAAGCATGAATAGGTGATACAAATGTCTTATCACTAAACTTATCACATAACACACGCATAATATCTGATGCTTTATCATAATTTGATGATAACCCACCATACGGATGAGCAACGTATACAATTTTAGAGTTTTCTAGCATAGTTTACACCTCATATTAAAATACGAAATTACATATACTTTTATTATACACCATATAATAAAAAAAGAGTACATGAATTACCATGTACTCATAAAAATCTATGTTATTTTGTAACCCTATGCAATATCGCTTTAACAACACAATAAAACGCATAGACTAAAATTGTAGCTAAAATACCTAAAATAAAAGGTAAACTAAACGCTAACACAATAAGATGTTCCATATTACCTCTCTACTACAATACAATACAACAGATAAAGTGATATTCATTAAATTTGAAAACATTAAAAGAACTACCCATGTATACCACACAAATATGACTGTATTAATTGTAATTTATCTTTTCTAGATAGTTTATTTTTGATATACCACTCTCTACTCATTGCTTCTTGCTTAGATGCGTACACCTCAGAATAAACTAACTTACAAGGCAATCTTGCCCTAGTGTATTTAGCACCCTTACCACTATTATGAACGTCCAACCTACGTTTAAGATTGTTTGTGTAGCCTGTGTATAATGTACCATCACTACACTCTAGAACATACACGTAAAAACTAGACACCACATAAATCCCTTACAACATCACTATACAAACTACGTCTCATACAATAGTGTAAAAACCAATCCATACGATATAAATTTATTAGTGATAATATAGACGAAACATCATCTCTTGATAAATTCATTGAAATAGGTGATATCTCAAAGTCAAATGACTTCATTTTCATAATCTTATAATTATTTTCAAAAATGTGAAACTTATCAAGAATTATTGGAAGATATTTATCTACTATATCGTCACTGACTAGCGAACCATTTTTCTGAATTAGTGTATTATTACACATATCATAATCATAGTTGTTAGCAATCTCACTGGCCTTAGCTTTTAAAAACCTATAGTACCCTTTTAGATTATCAGAACTATCACCAACAATGGCACGATATTTAACTAAATCACTAGGAGAAACACCATTAAATGTATCTCTTACAACACTTTCATCTACTATATCAGATGTTTCCTTCCACGAATTATTGTTACCTATTTTACGAATGATATTTACAGTAGCAAAATCATTATCTTTAACTAACTGATACATATCCTTGTCATTAGATAAAATGTAAACATTCTTACGTACCTTATTCTTACTACAAAGACTAGATACACTCTCAATAATAGAGTGTATTGAATCATCAGCCTCATAACTAACATCATGACAACAATATGTGGAAGTTATCAAACTAGACATCTTAACAATGTCATTAATAGATGACTGAATCACAGCTTTAACGTCACTATGATTACCTCTATTCGCCTTATAACTAGGATTTATCTCTCTTCTTGTAATATCAGAACCATCCAAGCATAAAACGATTGACGGATTATTGAACGTACCCTCTAAACGTGTTAAGAATTTAAGAAAACCATGAATATGCCCTACAAAAGTATCTTGACCTTTAACATCAACATACATATCCTTATATGCCCAAGCATATCGATATAAAAAGTTAGACACATCCACAAGTAGTATCTCATCTGACCTAACAATCATCTGAAATAAACTTTCCTTTGTTAAAGTATTCATATGTTATCTCCTTATGAAATAAATTACACAAGTATTATAACACACACCAATCACTTTTAGAAAGAATCTACCATATCCTTAAACTCGCTAACAATAGATTTAATCTCTTTTAAATCTCGTCTAGTAATTGAATCAACAACACCATCAGTTAATGCACCCATAGTATACAATGTAAACAATGCATCTACGGCATTATAATACTCACCAGTATCAGATAAAGTCTCAACACACTTCTGTAGTTTATTAACTAATTTATCCTCAAAAGCATTAGTACTTAAAGAAACATTAGAAGTACTCTTAGTACCCACACTAGAAGTACTATTTCTAATTACTGGGTCAATCGTAGACTGAACTTGTGTATAAGAATTTGTAAAAGGAACTTGACTTGTATCAGAACTATTGGGAATATGACCAAAGGCTTCTTGAATACTATTCTTAACTGTAGCATCATCTACCAATTTCATATTAGCTATACCATTCTGCTCGCTTACGTGTTTAGCACCCTCACGAATAGCAGATAGTATAGACTTACCACCACGATTAATATAATTCATTATATGTTCCCCTACTATTTAACATGATTTAACTCTAATTCCTCAATAAATGAGAAAATAGTTGCACATGAAAAATTAAAATCCTTAGTACCTTGTTTGAAGTCAATTCCCAAGAATAAAGTTTTATTTGTATCTTTGTAACACTCTACATCAACAATTTTACTTTCCCTATTCTTAATGAAAGACTTGGCTAACTTTTCAATCTCGTTATCATTAATGTCATACCTAGATGTATTGTTAATATTAAGATTTACTCTCCTAGAATTACTCTCATCTGAAAATGATTCTAACTCTACGAATACATGTAAATCATCCAACACATCATATAAACGCTTAACATAACTCTTAACAAAAGACGGAACTTCATCCTGTATCACACCCTCATATACTGGGTTACGATATGCATCTAAAAGATTAGATAGTAAAGACACACACTCATTAAACAAATCAGTAGCCTCTACAAAGATAACAACATTAGAAGTATCTTCCTCTTCCTCAACTGTCAACATATCTAATACAGTAGATTTATTCCTCTTTTTAATTTTTAAAATACCACTCTTAACGAATGTAGCTAAAGTAGATACAAAATCTAAACTAATACCACCACATCTACTCCAAATGCTACGGAAATTCCCCATAGACATTGGTAACTGTGATTTAGTAACAGCTATGGAATAAATCATAAAAAGTATCCCATATGTCTCATCATTATCAGATAGACCTAACTTATAAAATGTACCTGACAACTTTTCAATCTCATTATCAGGTACATTCACTTTATCTGATAGGATAAGCTTTAATGTATCACTTAAATACAACTTACCCATAATCTATATCCTACCTATTAAAGAATAACTACTTGACCACTAGAAGCTTTATCTAAATCTTCAGAAGAAACTTCAAAACCTTGATTCAAAAGCATTGCCCTAGCACGAATCCTGTTACCCATTTGTAACTCACGACCTTCAGACACTAAGCAATAACCTTTACCTGATTTAAATGTCAACATAGATTCAGAAACTTCTTTATCCTCAGACTCTTCGTCCTCGTCTTCATCATCCTCATCTTTGTCATCATCTTTGTCATCATCGTCTTCGTCAGAATCCTCTTGAATTTCTTCTTCGTCTTCATCAGAATCTTCGTCTTCTTTAACTGTTTTGCGTTTTTTAGCCTCTTGAATTTCTTCATCGTCATCGCAATCTTCACAATCTTCGACAACACCCTCAGCTACACAACGTGAAACGAAAGATTCAGAAACAGTTAAGTTAGAGAATACTTCAACACCATCACGTGTCACAGTCAAGAAACCATCTTCATAAGAAAGAACATCACCATCTTCTACATGGAAGATAGTACCATTAGCAGAAATATCGAAACCTTCAACAACTACAGACTCATTGGCTTTCATTGCTTTTTTACGATTTTTCTTAGCTTTAGCTTTACCTTTTTTAGCTTTTTTAATGTTCTTTTTAGATGCTTTAATTTCAGCGGCAGTCCTACGAACCAATTTATCGCCTTGAACTTTCCACTTTTCACCTTTTTCTTTAGATTTTAAAAGAAGTTTGGCTTTTTTTGCATTGATTTTACGCTTTTTACCACCTTTAAAGGAAACTTTTGCACCTTCCTCTACATCTTCTTCCTCGTCATCGAAAAGTTCTTCTACATCTTCAACAACAACTTCATCAGCACTATCAACAAACGCTACGAAATCTTCAGCAGAAACCTCTACTTCTTCCTCACGCAACTCACCATCAGCATCGTAAATATTTACAATACAAGGTTCACCATTTGTTACCAACTCTACAATCTCATCTTGATTAACTTCATAATCACCCAAAGTTGTATCAACAGTAGCAAAATAGAAAGAACCCTCTTCTACTTCCTCAAACACGTCTGTATTACCAGCGTCTTTTTTATCAGCATCTTTCAAGGCTTCATTTACACTTTTAACAATGCTAGATACAGTAGATTCAAACAATGCAGAACCAACCTCAATACCTTGCATTTCTAATTCGTCAGCAATCAAATTGCTAAGTTTTCTTACTTGCCTCATTTATCTAGGAATCCCCTTATTAAAATAAATACTATATTAACATCAATATTATGTATAATGTTATACTATTATAAACCTAAAGTCTTAGCATCTCGCCTAGCTTGAATAGATTTTCTACGTTTAGTACATGCTTCATCAGTATGTGCTTTTTTACGTGCTTCAGCCAAAGCTTTAAGCTGTGCAGATGTAACGTGTTTACGTTCACCCCTACCAACTTTCTCTACTAACTTACCATCTTTATAAGCAGTATACTTTTTACCCTTAGCATGAGCCTCAGAAACAATCGCAGAATGAGTATGACTACCATTACCACCACTAACAAGATTACTATATGTACGTAACCTTTCTTCCAACTCACATAAGTCATCTTTAGCTAATAACCCATTACGCACGTAACTACGTAAAGCATCTAACTTACTATCGATATCGTCTTTAGATTTTAAATTGAAAGTAACATTAACATTATTATTCTTTCCCCACACATTAAGGAAATGTCCAAATTCGGAGTACAACCACCTAACTGGTTGACCACCACCAACACCACCTAATAATGTAGGAGTATCATCCCCATAAGGAGAATTTGTAAATCTCATTAATATTAACCTTTCTATCTATATAAGATATTAACCTCTCATGATATTCCAATAACCAAAGCCACCATCTTCCAATCGTTGCTCTAATTCTTGCTTATCAGTATTACCCTCATTTATCAACTCATCAGATTCAATCTCAAATACACCACTACTAATCTTATACTTAGAACGTATACGTCCCTCAGTGATTTTTACCATAGCAAGTGTATAATCACGAATCCACTGTCTCCAAAATGAGTTCTTAGCTATATCTTCAAAAGTATTACTAGACTTAACATACTCTACTGTTACAAGTCCACTGAAACCATCAATATATAACTTATTATCTGTAGGGTCTAAGTACCAATCATTTGTCATCAACATATTCATCTCTGACATAGTACCAGAAAAGGCAACATAGTTGTAAATACCTTTAAGGTCTCCACCATTACCTAATGCTTGCATACCACGATACTGACATAGTTGATTACAAATATCACATCCACTAAGACTTAGGTTACATCCACCACCATCTCTATCAGGATTTGCAACCAACTCAGCATTACTGTTACTAGCACCACTACCAACACCATTATATATCTGCCTAACAGCTTCCATATCATACCCTGTAACATCAACTACACCATTAGCAACATTGAATGTCGCTAAATAAGGTAATGATACTTTACTCTCACATCTCCTAGTAGAAAAATCTATTAACCTATCTATTTGACGTTGAGTGATATATAGAGTGATTACAGGATAACCTAAAGCCACCATGCAATCCTCTATGATATCTCGTCTCTCTTTTGAAAGTGATTCCATGTAGTCATTGCTAAATGAACTACTATCTACAAGTAAATTATCATCAATCCTACTCATGACTACTCACCTTTCAAAATGTTATTTTTTGTTTTGAGCAGATAAAATCATTTCTTTAACATCTGCTTTTTTATTAACACTATCAGCATCTACACCAATTTCTTTTGCTGTAGCTTTTAACTCTTTAAGTGTTAATGTATCAAGAAAATCAGCTGTGAGTTTTTTTACCTTTTCTACTTTCTCAGTAACATCATTCACAGTATCTTCTACAACGTCACTAGCAATCTTACCTGCATTATCAGACACTGATTTAACAGCATCTTGTGTTTTAGTAGAGATATTTTTAACACCATCTACAACACTATCAGCTACCTTAGAAACATGACCTTTTAATTCCTCTTTAGCTTTATTGATATCGTCCAAAGTTCGTTGAGATAAACCAAGTTCCTCAGAATTTTGAACGATAATACCAGCCCTAGCATATGGTCTAAAGAAACCAATTTTATCAATGCTATCTAAAGGTTTTGCCTCTTCAGGAGCAAAAACTAAAGTACCATTGTAATTATAATCAGGAATACGGATTGTGTTTTTAGTTGTATTTTTTAACTCTAAACCCATTATATCTCCTATTCTCCATCTTTATAGTAAAATAAAGGATATATAGGAATACACATATAGAATTCCCATACATCCTCAGTAAACATATACCAATCTACAAAAACTAAATTAATATACCCACTCTGTTATTTTACAAACTCTAAATTTAATATATCCACTACTATATATAGGTAACATTAAATTTATTCTATGTTTTTATGATTATACCACACATATGTAGCCTGACCACAATCATATACAGGCAAATACCCTCTATTAAGAATTAATTCATCATTAGAAGTACCTTTACCATGATTCTCTTTAAATAATCTATCATATCCCTGACTTAATAATAAACCATCTGTGATATGACGTTTTTCTTTTAAGCTATACCAATGCTTTCTAGGTGAATTAGTTTTAATATATTTAAACCCTAATACATCATACACTTTACCACTAAATTTAGAAGTATCACAATATGATACTATAGAGTTAGGTTTATAGTTATCTACAAAATACTTAAATAACTTCTCAGAACCACCTACTACATTGTAATGTGAACAGTATCGTAACAATTCGTACTCACAGTTTTTATTGAAACGTGATTTACCAAATGTCATTAATGATACTAATTGATTATCATGATATAAACCTAAGCGAATTTTCTGTCCTCTACAAGTACCCTGTAAATGATGCATATCTAAATAGTTATTTGTATCTATATCACTAACTACTCTAATATCACACTTACGTGCATATACAGTAACCCTATCCTTCAGTAGTTGTACAACTTTATCTGTATCATCCCAATCAAATACATGTATTACATGATAACCACTATCTCTAGCTAACTCGGATTTATCTCTGTGATAATTAACATCAATCCTATTCTTTCCATAAGGATTGAAATGTGTATTATGTGTAGCTGTAGGATTTATTTCTATTAATGTATTACCTACTCTAAAATCATATGAATATTTTTCTAGTAAAAACTCACGCCCATAAACAATACCAACGTCATCTAGAAGTTTAGCAAAAGACCTATTATAACTACTATCATTACCCTTTAACTTACCACTATAAATTAAACAAGTATAATCTACTCCATACCTCTCTCTATTAGTGTCTACAACCTTTTGCTTGAACTCATCTAACTTACAAACACGATTAACACCATAATGCTCTAAAGTAGTAGCCTCAATCTTAGATTTAACAATATCAGACTGATTAGGGTATTCTGTCCCATACTTCTCTAAAGAAGTTACCCTAGACTTATCCATTACCTCTTTAGACTGCATGGGGTAATCTACACCTAAATTTTTACGATTAGATTTAACAATCTTACTCTTAATAACATCAGATTTAGATGGATTATCTACACCATATCTATCTAAATTTGTAGCCTTGATTTTATCCTTAACTAAATCAGCTTGAAAAGAATACTCTACACCATATCTCTCTAAGTTTGTTTTCTTAACTTTTTCTTTAACAACATCTGCTTGTGCTGAATACTCTACCCCATACTTTTCTAAGTTGGTTTTCTGCATCTTAGCAAGTACCTCTTTAGACTTAGCAGGGTTATCTACACCATATTTTTTGAGAAATGTTTCCTTAGCCTTAGATGACCTTTTTTGTTTAAGTTCATCACTTAACAACATCCCTTTTACAAACCCATAAGGTATAGCATCACCATCTTTAATTTTTCTAGTGATAACCCCATTATTATAGTAATGACCTTTACGAGCATCTTTAACTTTAGGTAATTTTACCTTTTTCTCTTTTTTAGGCTTATCTACTTTTGGTTTTAGTACCTTACCATTGGTAGTACCATATCTCTCTAGATTTGTTTTCTTTACTTTTTCTTTTTGAGATTCAAGAGTTTGTGGATGCTTAACCCCATACTTTTTAAGATTTGTCTCTAACACCTTATCATACACATCTTTAGACTGTGCTACATTAGAAACACCATACTTCTCTAATGTAGTCTTAATTCTTTTAGCATTACTCTCAGCCCTTTGCTCATTGGTACGTGGTAACATCCCTAACACAAACCCCTCAGGTTGCTCACCTTCAAAATATCGTTTAGCTATAACACCATTATTATAGGTTCTTTTGCCTTTACCACCCCATAAGTGTTTTTTATCACTCATAATCAACATCTCCATACAAAATAAAAAAATCATCTTTATTAATTATAGTATACACTATTCGCCTATCAAAAATCAAATAAAAGAAAAGAGGTGCAGAATTAACTACACCTCTTTGAATGGATATATTATTTAGTTTTGTATTTATATACAGTCATGTTTACTGATGACTTATAGCTTAACTAACAACTAGTTAGCGGCTACTTGTTTATTATCTACCAAAGTCAAACGATGGTACATGTATTTATTTACAGCCTTTTTGGCGTAAATTGTACAGAACCCACGTTGTGCTTTGAAATCTGCATCAACCAATAATTGACTTGCGAATAAAGGCAAGTATGGAGCATAAATATAGCCAGCCTCAATGAACATTTCACCTTTAGCACCTACCAAGATTTCATTATCAGGGTAGTATGGATTTTTATATACTTTATATTTTTCATCCAAGATACCTACCAAGTGTGGGCCACCAACGATACCATTTGTAGATACACGTTTGAAGATTTCACGTACTTGACCGATATTTGTATTCAAGGATTCAATGTATGTAGCGGCATTTTTACCACAGATAATAAATGTAGCTTCATAACGTTTAGTGTTACCAAGAATTGTATTGGACGCATCATTGATAGCATTAAACAATGTAGCTTCATGTGTTTTAACGTCTTGACCTTTATACTCAGGAAGTTTATTCCAAGTAGATTGGCTACCAGCAATTTTCAACAAGTCCTGCATTATCTCGTTATCAATTTCGTAACCAATTTCACCAGAAGTGGCTTTAAGGATTACTGTATCCATATCTAAGCCGAATGACATTTTCAAATCATATGCAACGTCAAACATGTATACGGATTTTAATTTACGTGGACGAGCAACTACAGGCTCAGAAACTACACGCACGTCAACTTGGTCTACAGGAGCATCGAAACTATTTTGGTCATAATCAAAATCAGCTTCCAAATGAGCAACTGTTACACCAGTCAATGTAATCTCACCAGTAACATAATCAACAGTACCAGCACCTAAACCAGTACTTGCTGTATCAGTGATAGTACCTTTTTTACCAGTAGCATCAGGAACATCAATCAACTCTGAACCGATTTTATCAGTAGAAGTCAAACGGAATGTACCAGGTTTAATAGGAGTATGCAATACTTTTTGAGATACATTACCACTTGTGATAGTCAAAGACTCACCACTTACATGTTCACCACTGAAATCACCACCAGTGAAACCACGTTGAGATGAAATCATATCAGTACCAGCTTTGATACCACCTTTGTTGTTACCATAAGTGAATTTCAAGAAGAATACTTGACCATTCCTACGGTCAAGAGGTTGAACTGACACAATGTCATTCGCAATCAAATTAGGCATGACTGCTGTAATAATGTCAAATACATTAGATGTAAATGTATTAACCATAGAAATATCAGTGCCTTCATGAATAGCAGTACCATTCATCATACGACCTTTAGTCATTTCCAACTCAGATTTTGTATTTTCAAGCAACAAAGAAAGTTGAGTTGCTTCTACATCGGAATAACCTTCTACATGTTCTTTAACTACATCTGTATATGCACTCCAAGATTCCAACAATGGACGATATTGTTCGTAAATATTTGTTTTCATATGTTAAATTATTTTCCCTTAAAATAAAATTTATACTAACTTATATAGTAATGAACACTAACCCCTTCGATTAGAGAATAACTCACCTACTCTAGATTTAGCATTTACGATATTCTCTTTTCTAACACGGGAAGATTCATTAACAATTTGAGTATCTACAATAGAATTTTTAAATGTATTCATACTATTGTTATTACTCATAGATTCACATATAGAATACACATCAGATTTATTAAAACCTACAGGCAACTTTGATTGAACTGATTCTACTGTTAACCCATAATTACCAGCAATAACTGAAATTAAATCATGTTTGATTGATTTATTTACAGCTTTGATGGAATTATAAGATTCATCAAGTGAATCAACCTCCCCACAAAGTTTTCTAATTTTTGCCTCTAAATCTTTAATCTTCTGTTCGTATTCTTCAATTTGGTTATCTCTCCTATCAATAGCAGATTGATAACCACCCTCAACACCATCTAACTCTTCAGTCAATGACTGTACATCTGTTTTTAAAGCTGTGATTGTATCTTGCTGTGCTTGAATTAATGCATCTTTCTTATTAATATCAGTAACAGCTAATGCAATCTCATCATAAGCTTCAGATAATTCATTTTCTAATTTGTCTTTATCTTGTGAAAGATTTTTATTATCCTCACCTAAAGACTTATTAGTTTTTAAACTCTCATCTAGCTTACGTTCTAACTCTCTATTAGATGTAGTCAAACCCTCTTGAATTAGAGAAGTATTTTGATACTTTAATGCCTTGCAGGCTTCCTCAATAGAATTTAACTCATCTAAATCAGACTGTAACTCATCAATCTCATTTTGCAACTCAATAATCTGTGCATCTTTCCTTGCAATAGTGTCTTTTAGGCTTTCAACTTCAGATTGTATCTCAACCTCTTTATTTTTAGAATCTTGAAGTACATTTGAAATTTTATTTAGAGCGTTATCTAAACTTTGTTTCAAACCCTCATTCTCTTTTTCAAGAGATTGTTTCTGAGCCTTAATAGATTGAAGTGTTCGCTGTAAAGTATCAATTTGTGATTCACTATCATCAATAACCTCAATAGTGTCTCCGTCATCTACAGCAGCTTCATCACGTTTAGCAACAATTATATCCTCAACACTTTCAAGCAATAACCTCTCAGGTGTTAAGTCATAACCATCAATGCTATATATAAAGGACTTAATATTTTTAAAGTCCTTTTCATCACACTCTTTAATAATTTTAAAAAGAGCGTTATGAACATTTGTCTCTAGTGCCTGTTTTTCAACTACACCCTCAGTTACAACATCATTAGGACGTGCAGACTGAACAGACGGAAATGGAACAGCATCAAAAGTAATAAAATTATATTGATTTTCATCTACCTCAATATAATCCCTACGTTGATGTAATGCACCACCAGCCCTAGAGGAGTAGCCGATAACACCACCAGCCTCATATAATGTATTAATGATTCTACCAAAAGGAGTATCAAGAATATGTATCTCACCAAAAATTTGATTAGATTGTGGTACTTTCCACATCTTAGCAATCCTGTGAGAAACCCTCTCAAAATCTACTTCCATCCTATCAGCGGGGTGATTAGCCTCACCATATAGAGTATTATACATTAACTGTTCTGTTACGTATGGACTAGCAAGAACATTATCCCATAACTTCTCAGAATACTTTCTACCATTCCTATTTAGAGAATCCCACTCAGCAAGCGGCCCTCTAATTACCCTTAGAACAGAATTAGAGGTAGAATCCGTAGGTACATTACTCTCATACACACTCCTATCAAATACAGAAATATCTGATAAGTATGTCTTTTCACTATTATTCATGCTTGTACCTTAATACCCCCAAAGTAACAATAAAACATTATCAACTAGCAACTTACTAGTTAACAATATGTATAAAATTGAAATACAAAATCTACTTTTAAGGTCTATAATGTACACCAATTTATATTATTTGAAAACATTATTACCATAAATATCTGCATGATAGACCATTAAAAGAAAAGGGAATATACAAAATGTGCATATTCCCTCATATTGTACATATTGATATATAATATGTACTAAAAATATTTATATGTTTAAGTGAAATTAATCACCATTACCCTTAAATACCACATACCTATCTTGTTTCTTAGCGTAAGAGTCAATAGCACTCATATATGAAATATCTCTCTTACTAGTCAATACCCAAATAATCCTATCTCTATACTTCTTTAACCATTTTTGATATGTAGGGTCTGATACAGTCCTACTAGCAGTAACAACACAGTCAGATAAGATAATAATAGAGTCTGGGTTTTTAACCTTCTTCATCATTGCATGGACACCAGGTACAATGTCTGTACCACCTTCAGCCTTAAACTTCATTAATTCAGCTTTAAGTTTAGTACCTTTACACTTAACCATACGCTTAACACACTCAGCGGCACTCCAAGCCTCAAAAGGTATGATGTAGAATAATACATTCCTCATCTGTTTATCAGCCTTAATCATTGCATCCATTTGCATGATAACCTTTTTGAACGCACCACTACCCATAGAACCTGAGCAGTCAATCAAAACAGCAACTTTAACCATCTGTGTTTCAATATCTTCCCTACCAGGAGGTGCGTCTTCGATACGTTTATTAATCATGTTAGGATTCATAGTAATACGTTGACCTAATGCTTTTCTGAAAAGTTTTTCTAATTTAGCTTTCCAATCAGCAACCATACTATTACCTTTAAATAGTGTAGTCATTGTACCAGCACCAAAGTCTTTATAGTTGTCTAAAGATTGTTGGTTAGTGTTAGCTAATGTCTCATCTTTATCTAACTCCTCTTGCATACGTTTAGCGGCTTCCCTAACAATCTTATCAACAACACCCTTACCATCAGTATCATCTAAATCATTGCCTTTAGTGTCATGTGCTTTCTTGAAATCATCATTAGGTTTATTGCCTTTTTCAGCTTTATCACCTCTACTACCACTACCAGCTTGACTGTCTTGTGATTGAGAACCTTCACCACCCTGTGAGTCAGAACTATCACCTGACTGAGAACTACCACCTTGTTGAGAATTATCACCTTGTTGAGAATTATCACCTTGTTGAGAATTATCACCTAACTGAGATTGTCCACCATTTTGTGATTTATCACCACTCTGTTGATTTGAGTTATCCTCTGTTTGAGAAGTAGAAGATTGAGAACCTTCACCACTAACCTCACTTGCCCTCTCTTTAGCAGTATCAGACATGTTCTCTTGCTCTTTATTTAATGCATCTTCCATTTCAGATGTACTATCTAAAGAACTACTATCATCGCCCATATTAGAAGAACCATCATAATTAGGTGGTGCATAGGAATTATCCTCTGATGTCATACCACCAGAAGAACCACCACTCTCGCCACTCCCATTATCTCCAGATGAACCACCCTCGCCATCTGAATTATTATTGTTGCTCTGTTCTTCTCTATCAGTATCTAAATCTTCACCATACAAATCATTATCTAAATCCCTATCTTGTTTAGAGAATTCATCATTAGGCTTATTTTCGCTACTACTAGCATAAGGATTGGCATCTTTACCACCACTAGAACCTTGTGAACCATTAGAATTATCACTATTACTCTTACCCAAAGGATTGTTATCTACAGGGTCAGGTATGGAACTATTAGAACCACCCATCTTACTATCACCACTACTACTTTGTTGTGAATTGTCATCACTATCAACAAAAGTAACATCTACTGGCTGTAAATCAAAAATAGTAAATTCACCTAAATCATTACCTGTAGGTACAAATATTCTTTTCTTTAACTGTTTTTTAGCCATCTATTTTATACCTCCATTATAAATGATTATCTGAATCGTCTAAAACAACACAAGGCTCTTCTCTAACGTCTTCAACATGGAATGAGCCATTTACAATCGAAGTAACAATACCAAATTTCTTCTTCTTAGAAATCCACACTATGTCACCGACTTTAACGGACTTAGGCTGTGTTCCACCACCCATATCACCCATGTCATTACTAGAATCATTACTATTAGAAGAATTATCAGCTAAATCTTCAGCAGATAAGCTTGTTTTTTCTTCAGTCGTACCTTCTACCCATGAACCATAAGAACCATCAATAGGTATAATGTATTTTCTATCTAAATCAGCATAGAAGTTACCACTATCAACATATACAGGAGAGTTTAGCTTAGAATTATTACCTAAATCGGTAACATCCACTTTATCAATCTTAGCTTTATTAACTGTATACACATCTAAAGTAATATAATCATCTTTCTTAACCGGTTTATACCCTTTAATGATGCCAACAATATTAGTACCCTTAACTTTTACCAAAGTACCATTAGGTAAAATCTCTTTATCAGATACCTTTTCCTCATCAGTAATCCCACCAGACTTACTCCAATAGATTTTACCATCAGTCAAGACTCTAATAACATCTGTAATAACCCTTTGGAATATGTGAGAGCTTGCACGTAACTCTCTAAAAGCAGAACCTACAAAGAAATTACAAAATACATCAGCACCCCAATAATCACTTAGACTATCTTTACATCTCTTTACTTCAACTGTTGCATCTTTATCTAACCCTGACACCTTGTTTAATGTAGCAACAACAGTATTTATCATTTCATCAGCAGATTTAAATTTCTTCAATCCAACATTGTGCTGTACCCTCATATGAATTGTATCTTTAATGCAATTAGCTGGGAATACACCACTAGAAGAACCATGACGTGTTAAATTAGGTGTTCTAGCTAACGCTACTTTAAGTTTAGCATTGATAAAACCATCCATAACCACGTTATCCATACCACCACTAGCATATGTCCCATCTAAGTCTACATCACTGTTACCACCACTAAAATGAACTTGATTGTTAGTAATCAAATGTGCCATCTCATGAGCAATAAAGAATGTTAACAAGTACACATAACAATCCTGCAATGAATTATATAAATTACCCCTATTAACGTATTCCTCTAAAGCCTCTCTAAGAATGAATCTAGGATTATAGTGATAAATATATCTACCTGTCTTTTTATGTAAACCAACAGCTAATGTAGAGATATTAAAGTTCCTTAAATGTTTAATAGAATCTGACTTAAACAAAGAATATGCCATTAAGTCAAAACGCTTTAAATTGTTTTCAACTAAAGGCAACATTGAATCGTAGATAGCATTATAATCACACTTATCTACCAACAAATCGAATGTCATTGTTGCTTCTTTAGTGTTATATTTTATAGGTGATTCGTTAAAGTCAGTAATGCTATATGGTGTATCCTCAAAACCACCCTCAACATAAAAATACTTCTCATCATCCCTAGAATATAAATCACGTTTAATTATAATCCTAAATACATTCTTAGAACCATCAGCAAGTTTTACATTCTTGTTAGACATAAAGAACAAACTAATTACTGCTTTGTTATCGTCAAAAGTATCACCATTACCAAATACAATTTTCTCAAAAGTATTATTGTCTAATATATCTTGAATGACTTGCATGTTAACATACTTACCACTATTAAGAGATTCTGTGATTGTATTATAACTCTTTAATTCTTCTACATCTTCAGTAGATAAACTATTAATATAGTCTAATACTTTCTTTCTCCTATTTCTCTCATTAATAGATAACCCCATTAATAATCCCCCAAATCAATTAAACAATAAACTTTTCAATGAAAGCATTATACGTGTTAAAGCCACTGAAAGTCCTATACTCACCTTTAACAAATGAATATACAGCATCCGTTACTACTTTAACAATAGTACCACTACCATATGCACCTTTAGAAACATAATACCTTACATCAACTTTAAGACCATCAACATAAATTGTATCATTCAACTCAACAAAGTCTACACCATTATCAATAATCCTAGAACTATAAGGATTATAAGAACGAATTGCAGTATTTAAAATTGAGAAGTCAAAATCAGGAGCATAACACTCAACTAAATCACCACTACTTACGATATTATCACCAAAATCGGGTAATGTATCAATAGGTAATCTAGAAATAAAATCATTAACATGTTTGAAACTTAACATATTTATATTCCTTTATATAAACTAATAGAGGTGTATATCCATGTCAAAAACATATCGAATATAACACCTCTATTCTACAAATTAATTATAATACATTGTATTTAACATTCTTAGGTGTTTTTGATTTTTTGCTTTCCTTAATAGCTTTTTTGATATTTTCAATATCTTCTCTAGATACTTTATTACCAAAATCACTAGTAATATCTATAATCCAATCGTCACCAACACCCTCAGCCAACTGATACATATCCTCTAGATTTTCACCTGACCTCTTCAAGAAAAGTACCATGTTATCTGCATTAGGTAAAATGTCTTTAATACCAGTTAAGAACATTGCATAGTTTTCATTAGGTAGTGTTTTACCATGAGCCTCCATGAAATCATTACACAAGTCTAAGCAATACTTAACAATGCTCTCAGTATTACCACTATATTTAGAGAAGTTACGTTGTACAATCTTCATAAATGGAATAATAAGAGTTTTATCACTCAACTGTTCAATAGTAATATCTTCATCTAAATTTGTACCAAATGTATTATTAAAGTACTTAGTAAACTCACCTAAGATACTCTCACCTAAGTACATTTTAAACATATCTTCACGTTTATTACTAGTATTGATATCTAATTGCCTTACAAAACCAGCTAAATCCTCTACTAAATCAATAGTATCACTACATTCAACCCTATCATCAGCAGACATAGGTTTAAGTGTAAATTGTTTTAAATCATCTCTACACTGAGCCAAGCTATCAACAATATCACTAGCAGAAATTGATGTATCACCAACTTTAACAGTATCGCCAATCAACAAAGATTCCCAACTATCACTACCATATAATAATGAATCTAAGAACTTAATTGTTTTTTGAGCATGACTTTCTAAAGAGTCAGACTTCCTTTCTAAGATTAAATCTTCAAACTGCATTACTACATCATCAGTAAACAAGATTTTACCATTGAAAGCCTTAGCTTTAAATGTTCCATTTTCTTGTCTCTTACCACGCATAGATTTAATATCTTTAGATAACTGTAACATGTTACGTGTAGATGGTTGAGCATCCTCTAATGTACGTTTTTCTACACTAGCCATAATTTTTAAAGCTTGCTCTGTATCTAAACCCTTGAAGAACTCAATCAATGTACCATCGATTAAACCCTCTTCTTTTTGAGATTCCATAAACTCAATCCATGAAGCTACGTCATTCTCATCATAGTTTTTCTTCCAATAGATTGAGAACCTAGCGGCAAAGGCTGGGTCAAGTGTACCAGTATCACCATAGCCACCTGCCTCATCGTCCATACCTTCCCAAGCCATGTTACAAGCGGCAACTACTTTAACTCTATCTTTATAGTTAGAGAAATCAACACCAGCAAAACGATAGTCAGAAATAACCTCAAATACAGCTGATGTAACTGTATTAGAACTTACCCTATTAACTTCATCAAAGAATAGGATAACCTCTCTACCCTCTTTAAGTGCAGTTACAAACCTATCTTTAATAGTCTTGTCAGGTGCTCTCAAAGTCATGATATCAGTCATACCATACTTAATATCAGCAGATACATTAGCTACAACACTTTGTAACTCTTTAGATACATCATCAAGACCACTACCTTTAAGAATACCACCACCAACATATTCTGTTAATGACTGTTTAACTGGCATACCCATAAGGTCAACAGCATCTTTACTAGCTAAGTTAACATTAATTAAAACTGGCTCTAAACCTGTCTTAATCTTAGCTTTCTTCATATACTGTTTAACACGACTGGTCTTGCCGAGTGCAGACGGACCAATTAACATAGCAGGAGAGCCTGTCTCTAAAGCAGTTGATAAGAAGTCACCTACATCATCTTTAACAGGTTCTTTTACATCATCATAATTACTATAACCTTTAGATTCTAAGAAAGGAATAAACTTCTCACAACACCACTTAGAAACATAACCCTCTAAGATTTTGCGTTTATAAAGTTTTTCCTCACCACCATCTTCCTTACCATCATTTTCAGCCTCAGCTGTTTTGTCAACTGAGTATAAATAATCAGATAACATATCCCAAGTACGATAATTAGGGAATACCTGAGTACGCTGTTCATTATCGGATAAACCCTCAGCAATAGCATCCAATACAGGCTTATCTGTATACACCATGTCACGATTATTATTTAAAAACTCTAATACAACAGGATGAATATTAGTTACACCCTTAAAACCTCTCTTATCAGTAGTACCACTTGCCCACTCAAACCATCTATCCATAACGTCATTAGGATATACTTTTAAAGGAATAAACCTATTAGAGTATGCTACGTCTAAATCAGTGTTAACGTCATAAAGCATATCTAATTCCATGCGATATTCCTCACGCTCAACACCTTTTTGAATATCAAGGTTAGTAGCGGCAACAAACTTACAACCATTCAAAGTCATATCATTTAACTTCTTCTGATTGAGAAGTTGTACCAGAATCCCATTAACCCCTTTATCACGACAGCGTGTAATTTCATCACAGAAAAGCACTGGTGTACGCATGTAATTTTTATATTGTAACTGTAACTCAACAATCTTAGTTTTTTGCTCATCTGTTAGGTATTTTTTCTCAGTCTCAACACTATTACCATCAGATGCTACACTAGACTCAGTATAACCCTTTTGTAGAATGTCTTCTAACTTCTGATAAGACTGTTTACAAAATTCCCTAAAACCATCAGAACATACTACAATCTCTTCCATAGGACAAGCGTAACTATATTTTTTACCCTCTACCTCACCAATTTGGAATAGACCACTATAATCTAACCTAGAAGTAAATGCAACCCTAAAGTCAACCATCCTATAGTTGTATTTTTTACATAATTCTTTAACAGTAGCAGATTTAAATACGGCAGTCGGCCCAATAAGCAAAGGAACTACCTCACGTCCACCACTCTTCATCTCCTCACCCTCTGGTAAAGAGAAATAAGCATCTAACCAAGTATATACAGCGTCCTTACCTTTAATATCTTCGGCATCATTAGACTTACCTTTTTTACGTCTATCCCTTAAAAGTTGTAATGTATCTAATGCAGACTCCATAATGTAACTTTCATCAATATGTTCATTGCTAAACAACCACTCAGATATAGAAACTGTATCCAACTTATCTGAATCCTCTAATACTTTATATTCAGAATAAGATTCAGATGAAACATCTAAACCATTAGCACAAGCATTAATGAAATTATCTGTTAAAACATCCTCAATAAGATATGCACCATTACATTGGAATATTGCCTTATTAATATCATTAACTAAGTCTACCTCAATCAAATTAGCAACCGATTGATAATCAAACTCCATAATATCAACAGTAATCTCACTACCAAAAGTACCACTGAAAATATTGAAAACAATACTAGGTAGTTCTGCTAAGAATAGTGTATTACTAGGCATAATCCTATAGGCTTTAAATACCTTATTTGTTGAATCTTTACTAGGAGAATCAAAATCAACAATCAAAGGCTCATAACCTAAGAACTCTTCAACGGCATGAATCTCACGCACGTTTTTAACAAAATCCGCTTTATCTAAAAACGGAAAGTAATTACTAATACTATACATGTATAACCCCTATTATCTGAAATCTAAGATTGTCATAATTCTCTTCATAGTTGAAAAATAATATTTCATTGTAGAATTATCAACACTCAAAGCTAACCAATCATCAATAGTCTTAGTGTCAAACTCCTCAAATGAATTGATATATTTTAAAATAGACTGACCTAACCCTAAATCATTCAAAGTCAACTTTTCTGCATCAAGACCAACACGTCTCATCTCACTATATGTAGAAACATATAAAGTTACAATCTTAGAAAGTAACAAAAATCTCAAAAAGTGAATACCAACTAGTAAACGAAGATTATCTTCCTTACCACCCTGAAACTCACTAATCCGACCTTCAACCTCATGTAAATATTTCCTAAGAGATTTAAGCTTTACGTCCTTAACAAACCACTTATACTTAGTAGGAAATACATTCTCCAAGTTGATACTCTCTAAACTAAAATTACCATTCTGAGCCATCAAATCTAACTCAGAATCTAAGTCACTCTTAGCATATTTAATGAAAGAAACTGCCTGTGGTCTAAATTTACCAAAAATGGAATCACCAACAGTTAAAAACTTTCTTAACTCTATGAGTGTTTTATCTTTATAAAAGAGATAACCTCTCATTGAAAAACCTCACTAATTTACTATTTAAATAACCCCAACAAGGGATATGAAATATCATCTACTAATTTACCTACATGATATAATTTAGGAATTGAAACCCTAACAAAGTCTTTCTGTCTACTCAGCATAGTCTTTCGATATAAAGAACCATTATATACTAATGGATATATATTCTTAATATAATCAACAACTAAAACTGAAAACCACTCCACTGTAATATTATTACCATGCAATACCCAATCAACATTCAAAGATTTTAATAAATAATCAACTATAGGTAGTTTATCATTTTCAACTGCATACTGTAAAAGACTGAACTTACCCTTACAGATAAAAACATCAATTATATTGTATACAACAGTCTTAACATTATCATTACTATAATTATTAGACTGTAAAGAGTTAGCTAATCTATGTAAAAACCTACTATATTCTAACTCTTTATGTATATTAGGTTTAGAAGAATACTCTATCTTCCGTTGTTTTATTAAAAACCCATAAGAAAGCATTGCAATAAGATACGCAACTGGAATACCTTCAGAAATATAATACAATGTTAATAAATCAGCATTAGGTTTTGAAGTCTTAACAATATCAGACCAATTAATAGTGTCTTTACCCTTGACAATATACTGATATGTATTTACTATGTCATCACTAGCAGTATTCTCTATGAAAGAACCATAAAATAACACTGCATGTGATTGTAATTTACAAGACAACGATACACACGAATCTATGAAACCCCTTACAGGATTATAACCACAAGAAATCATATCCATAACATCTGTTATAAACTTGTCTATATCTGATAACTCAGACTTTTGTCTAACAATAGTATATACAATAGAATTTGATTGACTATCAGGTAATGTACTCTCGTGCATATCTCTAAGAACAGTAACTATACTATTCTCAACCATCTCAATGTTAAACTTAACCATAGTCAAGAACATATTTATATTAAAATACTCAGGTAACTTTTTAACCTTAAATGATGATTTTATAATACTAGATATATTTCCTATAACAATATAATCACTTGTCACATTTAAACCTAAAGCAATATCACCATTTAAAACATTCACGGATAAACCTAAAATATTGACAAACTCAGCATCTGAATCTAAAACCTCAACCCTAAGATAATCGCTAACAACATCTAACTCTCTAATCTTTTTCTTCTCACTAACCTTAGCGAACTGTGTGGACCTTATAAAAAACTTATTTACATTACTCAAAGAATGTAATTCTTTAATCCAATCAACACTTATGTAGGTAACTTTATCTTTTGTGATAACATCATTCATCTTATAAGAATTTCTTCAATAACTTAGTACTCATCTTATGAACTAACATAAGAATCCTACGTAACATTTTCTTATCAGTATCAATCTGTAACTCAGTACCTGTTAATGAAATAACATCAGTAATTCCGTCATCCTCAGCATCCCTAGTAATTAATTCTAAGGAGTTAATAGTACCATTCTCTACAGTATCTAACAAAGAATTTACAATGCCTGTATCTTTAACAGGTTTATACGCTTTGAACTTCTTATCATATGTCCTAACAACACTATCAAAGTATAAGTCCCTTTCATCTTTATCAGATAAATCATATGCACTAGGGTTTAATGAAGAATCGTCACTAGTCATATAACGTAATGCATCAATATTAGATAAAGCCTGTAATTCCTCATTAGACAATGTTTCAATATCACCCAAAGAATTTTGGTCAGTATTATCAACATTTGAAATAAGAATATCATTAAAGTTTTTAAACGCTTCAGCACTATCAATATTAAGCATTATATCACTAGCACCTTTGATAGCTAGATAATCAGTATATGCATGTGTCTTAACAATACCACTTAAAGAGAAACCAACAGCTGGCTGTTCAGCCAACTCAGTTGCGTTATCAAACTCTTCACTAGGATGCATCTCTCTAAACTCATACATATTTTTATATTGAGCGAAGAAATCAGTATCACCTAATTGCAACCTAGCAATATATGACAATGTATCTAAAGAACCCAATACAACTTTAACCCTAGAATATAAACCAGCGATTGTACCCCAATAATAGAATAGATATTTTAGTGTAACAAATACAATATCATCAACTGTCTCGTCAGAAACAGCCATATTTTGCACATTTACTTTTGATTTTACTATATTGTAAACAATACTATCAAAAACATCATTCTCTGTGCTAGAACCTTTGTCGCCAGTGTAATTTCTAACAATATCAGCAAGAACACTTTTAGACAACAACCCCATTGCATCTTCTGTGCTACTGATACCCATCTTCTTAACACCACTAGCTAATGAATATGCACCACCACACTTCAATGCTGTTGCTACTGCACGTGCAATATCGTAACCCATACCATTCTCGCTAAATACTTCATTAGCAATCTCTTTGGCTATACCTCTTGAAATCTTACCCTTTGTTTGACCTCTGTCAAATTCACAGTTAGAATTAAGAATTAAATCCCTATTATACAAACTCTCAACACGAATAGAGCCACTATATGTTTTAATGTACACATTAAAATCATCAGACACATCCATACCTAAAAACTTATACGTATCGACTTGCTTATCTGTGTACACACAACATACCTCAGAACCCTCAGATAGACCATATTGTTTATCTAATTTAACAAATAAGTCGCTTATCGGAGTTGCGTTTACGTTGTACAACCTAGACTGACTCAATAACGTCTCGTAGATATCTTTTGCTTTTTTATTCTTAATATTTGTCTCTTTCAATTCTGGTAAATCAAAAACAGACGTTAAATTGTCACCAAAGACATCTTTGAATACTTTAGAATCTAGTCTATACTTTACTAAATATGTAGACACTAGAAATACTCCTTTACATCAAAAAAACGCATTTAACGTATTAAACTTAATTAAATTTAGTACTAATCTTATATATAGTACCTATAATATTTACTTGTAACTACCTATGCCTACCCCTAGAAACACTTATTGCCTTATTTTTGTTTCTCATCCTAGCATTTCTACCTTTGGCTATATCTTTACCTAAACCATTCCATCTATTTTTATGTTTTGTTAAAGCTTCTTTACTCCGTAATTTAGATAAATTACTACTCTTTTTATCTCGTAAAGAACCAACTACTTTAGTTTTAAACAAGTCAGTTGTTATTTTATTGTTATTAAAAGACATAACAGATAAAACAGCTATCAAATGCTTACAGATAGTACCCTCTAGATTAGGATTCTTAATTTTAGGAAATCTGTTTTCTTTATCTAACCCATACCCCATATTCCAAGCCATATATTTATAACCTTTATATAGGAAATCCTCACAACTGCAATATACTGATAAATCACCATCAAGTAATAAACGTGTTATCTCAGACTTCTTAAAGTCTTTTAATGCTTTTATATCCTTAACATCATTCAACTTTATCTTTTGTTGATATTTCTTATTAGGTGTATATTGACTATTAGTTGTGAATTCAATACACCCATCATTGTTAACACCTTTGTATGTAGTAGTTAACTTTTTTGCTCTTGCTTTTCTCTTACTCTCAGCACCACTTAACAACTCTTTTTTAGTTGCTTCGTTAATAGATTGGATTGAATGTCCCTCTTTAAGAAGTCTATCATACCTACTATCAAATGCTATTGCTTGATATTTTGTTAAGAAATCCTCATAATACCTAGCATCCCTATTTTTATCAATTAAAAAAGAAAAAGGAAGATACTCCTCATTTAGAATATCTTCCAAATCAAGGTTAAATGAATCTCTTGTACCTTTTTGTAACAAATTTTTTAAAGTCATCTTTACCTCTACCTAAACCATCATTAATGAATGTACCTAAAATAATGTATAATTCATTAATAGGATAATCATTAATGTCTCTATTATTTATTTGTGCTTCAATAATGTTATGTGTTAACAATGAACTACACGCTTTAAAACAAGAAATCTCATCCAAATCATCTGAATTAATGATTGAACGAATAACCCTACCAGGCTCTTTTTTAATGATAGCTTGTATCATATTCTTATCTAAGCTTTCATCCCTCTCACCTTGCATGATACGTCTACGTAAATCAGCGACTAAATCCATGTCGCCATCCAAAATCGCTTTCTGTAAATCATCAAATAAACTCATGAATATCTCCTCCTCATAGACAAATGCTTACGATTGTAATATGTATCAACATCTATTTCTTGTAATCTAACATCTCTATTGACATTCCTACTATCAGAAAATTCCTTATACTTAACACATTTACTATGACAACCAACAAATCTATCCCCACAATTAAAGCAAGGTGCATTTTTAATTTTTAAACTCATCTCAACCACCTAAAATAAAAAAAGATATATCTTGTATAACTAATACTATTATACAAGATATATCTTATAAAAACAACACTATTTAATTACCACTGAGCATCCTCTTCATCACTAGGTTCTTCAGTAGCGAATTCGCCCTCATCATAAGTACCATCCTCTAAAGCAGATAGAATGTCTTTGAATTTATCTGTTGCAACTTCATTCGCATCAATATTAGCAAGATTTAACATTGATTTAAGCCATTTAGCCTTATCAATGTAATCAGCATATGAGTCTAAGAAAGCACTACTTGAATCTATCATTTGAAGATTAGATACAAATTCCTCAACCCTAGTTGATGTCTCACTAGTAGGTAATGGTCGCATATAAATCTTAAAAGCACCAATATCAGAACCACGTCCACGATATTTTAAGTAGTTTTCACATAAATCTGTAATACCATTAATTAAAATCTGTTGAACCCTTAAAATAGAACGTGCATACCTTAAATCCTGTTTAACAAGTGAATTGTTACCCATAGAACCCAATGATTCAGCAAAACCTAAATATTGTTTAGGAACTTTTAAACTTGCAAAAAGTTTATCTGTAAAATAATCAACGTCAACAATAGATTGAACATCAACACCATCACCAATGCTCTCAACAGTAACATCACCCTTACCATCTCTAGTAGGTAAATAAATGTTACTATTAATTGGAACAGGTGATGGGTCAGACCTAAAACCTACACCCTTAGTCATTTTTGAATTAGCTTGAAATCTACGTCTAACATCAGAAAGCATTTGTTGTGTTTGACCTGCATTAGCGTTACCAACCTCAATCTTAACCAAATTAAACTGTGTTGAACGTGCAATACGTGATAATACAAGAATATTATCAATCAATGCATTAATCCTGAACATAGTCCTAGCACTATCTACAATAGACGTACCCACTACTCTATAGCAAGTTACCTCTTCTTGTGTATTATCAGACTTCCTAACATTCAACTTAATCTTCTCTCGTTTAGAAAGTTTAGAAGATATGAAATGTACAAACTCATCACTCTTCTCAAATTTAGCACTGCCACCCATAGTGCCTGAAGTGAATTGACCAGCCTCTTGATAGCTACCCTTATCAAATAAGTAATCCTCATCCTCATAGCCTAGAATATTACCCATATACTCTATACGTGAAACTAGATAAGGATTGATAACGTCTTCATAGTACACAGACTTAATACCACTATTAGCAGAACCAGCGTAGTACTCTCTCCTTCTTAGCTTGAAATCACCATGCTTAACAATCTCATATGCCCAAGACCATACTCTATCATCAATCTTAATATTATTAATCAAGAAATCTTCTAAGAACTTTTTCAAACCCTCATCAGAAGATTCAATCATAATAACTTTATTTGTTGTCTCATCAGGAGTACATGCATCATCGGCAATAATCTCCATAGCAGAACCAATCACTGAATCCTTAGACATCTCTTCATTCTCAGCAAAAATCTCTTTTAAAGAGTAATCACCTCTAATGCCTTCAACAATTTGACCTAAAGTGTTTTTATCGTCTGTCCCTAGTAACTGTTGTAAATTGCTAGGAGATAGACTAACTGAACCCTCATTAATAGTTTTAGAGTGTATACTTTCAATATTACCATCAAAGAAAGTATTACCCCTATTATCCTCAACAATCTTAACCTCTCTAACAACATCATTAGGTACACTTTCTTTTATTGTACCTACCTCATCGATAATGTCACTAGAAATGCTAGTATCTTGTAAACCCCTACGATTTACAAATAAATCATACCATGCCATATATACCCCAATCTAATAGAAACCATTAATCTCCATCTCTTCTATCATATCATCTATCTGTTTATCTATCATCTCTTCAACTGATATATCAGTTGGTGCATCTATACCAGCATATGAACCTATCCGATTAGCCATTAAGAAATCATTAAACGTACCATTATTACCCTCAGCATCAGATACAGTACCTTGTAACGCATTTTGAATAGCACCACACAAACTATCAGATACGTCCTTAGAACCTACCCTAGTCCCAGTAACACCATCATTACCCTTACCCTCATAGTCAACAAATCCATCATCTGTAACTACTTTAGGATGGTCAACTTTACGTCTTATCCTATCATGTAACAAGTTAAGTAACTCATATCTAAGAATAGGATAATCGTATAGTTTTATACGTTTTTCATACATTATCTCTACTAAGTCTAGATAAGGTTTATCAGTTCTATCCACAGATAAATAACCTACGTTGAAACCCATTTCCTCTAGAATCTGTCTAGACTCCTCTGAGTTGAATATATCATATGTCAACTTACCTATCTTCATACCGATAACATTTACAAGATAAATAACAAAGTTACGTATTTTATAAATCGCTATCTTTTTAGGTGGTTTAGGTGGGTTAATACGTAACATAAAGTCAACCCCAAATACAGGCTTTTTAACACCATCTTCTTCTACGATATCATCAACATACACGCATGATATACCAGTACTATCCGTCCTAAACGATTGGTCAATATGAAGATATCTAGGTCTTTCAGGATACTTTAATTTAAAATCATCTCTTAGATAATCCTTAACATTAATATCATCGCCTGTAGATATTACAATCTCTTTTGATACAAACGGGTGATGTCTATTTACATCTATACAATCTTGCAAGACCATAGGTGAACTAAATAATTTACCTTGTGAGCCTGTAGATACACCACCAATATCTTGTAAAGACCTCAATAAGTTAGCCTCAAAGCCATTCCTCAAATCTACAGGAACTTTTAAAAACTTAGTCTGCATATGAGGTGGTAATTCTTCTATAGCTTTATTAATAGAATCATAATCTTCTAAACCATCAATATACTTATGTTTAGACATACCCTCAGATACCCTATAGTTATTCACGTCATCTGTAGAATTAACTATATTAGCCTCTAAATAGTTAGAACCTTTAAATACATAAAAGAACTTCTTGCTGAAATTTTTTGGTTTTACGTCCCATTGAGCAGGAGCGGCAACTATTGTATGTGGGTCATTTCTAGACAACCTAATTTGACGTTCAGTAGCTGAGTTTTCATACGTAGCAGATGATACCAAAATATTTAATGAGTGATTGACACCACCATCTATGATAAAACGTGAATTTGACCTATTCACAATATTAGCATATAAATCTGTAGCTTTCTCACTATCCTTAGACGGACCACCACCACCTAAAAAGTTAGCCTCATCAAGCATAGAACATATAACACTCATACCGATACTATCATTAGCACTCGAACCATATGCATAAGAAATACCCTCAGGGAATACTAACAAAGAATTAAGCCTAGGATTCCTCTGAAAGTTTTCATTGAAATAAGGGGAATTATCTATTAATGCCCTATACTCACCAAAGCCAGTACGTTCTGCCTGTTTCTGATTAACAGAGAAATACAAAAACATAATATTTGTTTTTGACATTAAATTAAACATAGCATTAATATTTCTAAAACAAGACAACTCATACATCTTACGCATCATGATTAGTTCTGCAACGGTTGATTTACCTATACCTATTGAGCCACTTAATATGACGGAATTAATCTTTTCATCGTCTTTTCTTGTATCCCTAAAAATATCAACTATAAAGTCTTTCCAATATGGATATATGTTCTTCTGGTCAGAACCAACATAATAATCAGAATTAATCCAATCCTCAATCCTAACTATATCTCTTACCTGTTCAACCCTACCACTATCTTCCCTACGTTGCATCTCCTCTTGTAGAAGTTTAACAAAATAGTCTTTCTCCTTATCAGTCATAGCAGTATATGAACTAGAATCACCTAATAATTCTTCTAATCTAGCATTACCCATATATCAACCCTTTGACTTTGTAATAGCGTATAAAATTTCTTTTAACTTATCGCTAGGTACAGATGATAACAACAATGAAAGCTTATCAATATCAGTAGAACCATCATTGTATTTTCTACGTTGCTCTTCTAAAGCTAATGCTGTACGTTGATTAATCCTAGATAACTCAGCATACATTGTAAATGCCATCCTGACCCTACTCTCTAACTCCTCTGGAGAAAGGTTCATAGCGGCAGATTCACTAAATAAAATTTCATTAGACGTATCTAAAAACTTTTGTAGCTGTGCCATTAATGTAAAATTATTTAATGTATTATGTGTTAACCCATATTTAAACTTTACATCAGTCGCACTAACAAATCGATTTAAATCATCAGACGGTGCTAAATCTTTACCATCAATCCAATTCTCTAAATCTTGACTAACATCACCACTACCACTAGGTAGACTTGTTGTACTATGTCTAGAACCATCCTCAATATCTAACACATCCATAGCTGACATTGTTGTCTTTAATGAAGTGCTATTATTATCCTCATCATTATCTTCTATATCTTCACTACCCACTTGACTATCTTTAGTATCTTGTTTAACCTCTTCTTCACCTTTAGCTAAGATAGAAATTAAATCGTTATTATCCATAGGAGATACCATATTATAACTATATTACCTACTCTTTTAAAATTAACCCTCTTCTGACACTTCAGAAGTATCTTTATCCCAACATACACTGTCAGACGAAGTCTCAACACTCTTCTTAACAGCATATGGTTCAATATTTTCTACAAAATTAACTAAAGCCTCACCCTCTAGAGTATCTTTAACACCCAAAGCATTGGCAACTGACAACACAATACGTCTTGTAGCTAACTCTGTCTTTTTATAAATATTACCAGCATTTACAATAGAAGCATTAGAGAAGTTCCACTTCTTAACATATGCATACATCTTAACACTATTAATTCCTCTCTCTAAAGCTTTATTGCTAGGAATATTAAAGTTTGTACCACTACAAATATCGATGAATTTTAAATAATCGTCACCCAACATATATTTAACAAACTCTAGAACAGGATTACCAATAGAAACGCTCAAATACTCAGCGTATAAATCTTTCTCTTCATCACTCATAGTGATTGTAGAAATAGAACCATAAGAACTCATAACACACCATCCTTAAATAATGAACTCAACTCTCTCTGTCTCATTTCCCAAAAGAGTAACCCAACAACACGATTAACGATATCATTACTGCATTTTAATTGACTACCAACCTTATGAGAAATATAACCATCTAACTTAAATCCATATGATTTTAACTTAGAAATAACTTTATCTTCTAAAGCATCACCAAAGCACTTAAACCTCATACAAACTAAATGTACTAGACTATAATCAACAGATGCTACCTCATCTTCAAAATAATAATCTAAACTACCACCATCATCAAAAGTTGTATCAAAATCTACTGTGTCAAACTTATTCTTATGATATAGAAAATTATGCATGTCATTACGCATACCTGTGTATAAGAATGTGCATAAATTACCCTTATCACTTCTAAAATTATCACTATGAATCATTCTCACAGCTTTTAAAACACCAATAGAAACTAAATCTTCTTTATCTTCCCTACTGGCATAGAAATGCTTCCTTACTATAATCTCAGCTAATGTTATTAGCTTAGTAGAAAGCACCTCTTCATCTAACAAATCATCTTCGTAAAGTTGTAAAGCCATCTTTTAATACCCCAAAATCTAAATCTAGACTGTTAAACAGAAAATGTAACTACTAACCACTATTATAGCATAAAAAGTGTAGATATTAAATACCTACACTTTTCATTATTATTTATATGTAATTGTTAAGACTTACTAATAATTGTATCAATAAAGCTATATTTACTATCTAACTCAGCCTTTAGAACTTCTAATGGGTCTAAGTTATCATGTAAAATCATATCTATATTGTTTTTAGAGAAACCACTCATAATAACCAACCCATTATCATTCTTCTGTAATGGTACTGTATTATTATAAGACGCTACATTCCAAAATACCAACTTAGGTAATTTATACCCAACAGATTCAAACTTTTTAGCAATCTTTTCAAATAAAGTATCATTGTTAAAATTAGTACCCATAGCGGAATTGAACTGCATATCAGATACAACTAAAACGGTACTAGGTAAATCCTTAGCATCCACCTTGTTCTTAACAGATGTATCTAGAATTAAGTCAAATACACTTTCAACATTTGTAGTAGACCAATCATCATACTCATCTAATACAGAAAGCTTATCACGTAACGTATTGCAAGTACTTAAATCAACAATCTCTGGCTTAGAACTGAATGTGATGAATTTATCTTTATAGTACTCAGACTTATTATGCTGTGTAGTATAAATTGTCAATGCATCAGCAATATCTAACACAGAAACACTTGTACCAAAAGCACTAGTTGTCATTGAACCACTACCATCACGTACCACTAAAATATCATTATAGTCTTTAGGTACTTCTTGTGCATCCCACAAAGCTTCTAATGTCTCATCAGCTTCGTCATCCCACTTATTTTTATATTTACTAATGATGTCATATAAATACATCTTACCAGCATTAATCTTAACATCACCATTCGATAAATCTTCTAAATACTTAGAACGTCTCTCTTCATCATGTCGCATAAATGCATTACGATAAATTAAATTAGCCTTAGAAGTAACACCTTGATAGTTAATCTCACCCCACTGATTGTTAGACATCTTACGTTCAACAACATCAATGTTTTTACGTAGTGTAGATAACATTCTACGATAAGACTTAGATGACATTTCTAATGCCTTTCTAAATCTAGTTGCTAACTGTCTAGTTTTACGAGAAGTTGTATTTTCAGATGGCAACCACTTAGCTAAAAGAGATACGCTTTCATCATTTTTATTATGTAAAATATCTTCACTTAACTGATATTTTACATAATTAAAGATATAATTCTTAGAGTCTTTATTTGTTGTAGTATCCCACACATAGATTAAATCATCAAATCGACCTAATACCTGTAACTGTTTAGACTGTAATAACGCAAAAATTAACTCTGGAACATTATTAGCAATCTCAGTTAAAATCAAACGATAAGAAGAACGCTCACCTAAACCACCATTAATGTCACGTAAATACATTAACCACTTAATCGTGTAATTAGCATCCTCTTGAATTGACTTCTTAAACAAAGAGTAAATAGTGTCTAAGGCAATTAAGTTACCACTAGATAAATACTCAATGGCTTTATTACGTAACAAAGGTACTGAATTATTTAAATCCAACAAAGCACTACCTGTTGTTTTATAAGCAACGGCACCATTTGTAGTTGTAGTTTTTACATTATTTTTTAATAATTCCATAAAATCATTCATAATAAATCTCCTTATAATTAATGAATGTAACTAGGTAAAATTAACCCAACTTCTAATAATCTATCTGTAAAAAGCTTAGCATATTTTTCTATCATAATACGTAGCTTTTTAAGAAACTCTAATAAATCTTTAGTTCCATCATATGATTCAGTAAAGATTGTTAGCTGAAACATATAGTAACCTAACAACTTATTATACATCTCATTATATGACAAACCTTCGATAATGAAGTTTTCAGGAAGATTCATAATACTCTCAAAATCTTTCTTGAAGATACAATTTTGTATTTCCTCTAAAGTAGCTTCATAACCTAAAGAATTTGTCTCTAGAATCTCATCTAATGTATATGTCTCTTTTAATGTATATGTCTCTTTTTCACTATTTTCAGACATAAAAAAAAACCACCCCTTATACTAAATCATATCACTTACACTATCTATAAGATTATACAATCAAACTACGATTTTCAACATCCAGACCCAAATCAATAGAAATCTTATATAAAATTGTGATATGACCTTTTACTAGCATAAGAAGTGGTTTTATGTTAACAGTAGCATAATCTACCATCGTTCTTTTTAACCAATATAAATAGCTGTATGGGCCTATTATTTAAAAGGAGATTAAATTATGAACAAGACTCAGTCGTTTTTATTTTCCAAAGCATAAAAATTTTAGTTTTTGCTGTATGAGTCTTTTATAACTTTTACCCCCACTATATATAATTTTTATCACTATATTTTATACAAGACTCAATTAATGTATACCCAACATAAATTAGCTGTTTGAGTCTTTAAAATATAATTTTTTATGTAACAAGATGCCTTATATCTAAAAACCTGGCAGATAATTATTGCTGTACGCATCTTTATTTACATTTGCTAATTATTAAGTTAGGTACAACATAGGAGTGAAAAATAATGTAGACTATGTGTTGTTATGTACATACTATACGCTGTACCTAACCCTTGACTATATATTAACACAAACACTAAACATATGCAAGTATTAATTACAAAAATTTACTAAACTTTATCACCTAACAGGTCTTCCATACTTACTAGCTACAGATTGAACAGAACCAACACCACTCTGTGAGCGTTTCTTTTCTAAAGCACCTTGCACAACCTTGTACATATTAAGTAATGTAGCTTGTGTATATGGTATATCAACAAACATATTCTTAACCCACGTGGACATGTAACATTGAGCAATAATATTGAAATCACTACCATATGTATCTACCAATCTCTTAATATCTTTATGCCTACAATCAAATCCACAGAAAGAACGTAAACTTTCAGTCATAACAATAGACCAATCAGACTGTAGATTATCTTTAGGTATGCTTAATAAATCATTGATATTAGATAATACAGCATCTTTATCATTCTTATACGTAGCAATTAGATAATCACAGAATAATGTTACAGATGACTTAATACTATCTTTGAAATCCTCTTCACCCAACAGAATATACTTATCTAATAGCATATGTGCATTACGCATATGTCCACCTGACCTATCAGCTATTAACAACTTAATCTCTTCAGAAAGATTTAAACCTCTATCTTCTGATACCTTAGTTAAATTATCTACAATAGCCTCTACTGGAACATCATTGAAATTAATCTCTAATGCCCTACTACGTATAGTCGGTAACAACTTTTGAGGGTCTGTAGTCGCTAGAATATAAATCGTCTTACCTTTAGTCTCCTCAAACATTTTAAGCATGGCTGCCTGAGCTTGTGATGATACTGTATGTGTTTCGTCAAGGACGACAATTCTCCAATAATCGCCAAATGAAACAGTAAAGATATCACGTAATTTTTTAATCTCCTCAACATTACCTACAACAGTAGAGTCAAACTCATAATAAAAAGGTGAATTTAATAAATCATAATTCTCATCTTTAATATTATTTAACTCTCTACCAACAATACGTGAAGCTGTAGTATTATGATTAATCAAGCCATTAGCTGTAAATGTAGCTGTACCCTCTACAGTTAAATCATAAACATCATAACTAGACAATTCCTTTATCTCAGAAACCCTAATGAAGATATGAGTATTAAGTAATGTATCAAAGTGTTTCAATGTTCTATCTTTAAAAATATCCATGTTAGCATGTTCTAACACATCATGATATGACTTTAAAGATAACGACTTTCTATCATCATACTTTATAAAAGAAAACCATTTATCAAAATTAATATGACTTGAAAGTGAATCGTCTAAAGCAGTACTACGCAACAAATGACGAATCCTAGCTGTAATGAACTTTGTATATGTGTTATTTGGAATATACTCCTCTTTAGATGTCATATTACAAATAGATTTACGCAATAGAACTCTCTGAATATCATCTGATATAACAATAGTATCACAGAATACCTCTCTACTACGTCTATGCAGAATAGACAGTTTACACTTATAAGTACTAGTCTCAATAACAGATGAAACAATACCTAAAAGATATAAAAGATTTTGTATATCTCTAGCAACACTTTCAGAAAGAGATGACACAGTAAAATCATAATCACATAAGAAACTAAAGAAAGCACTTAGAAATCCTATAATAAACTTTCTACTAGATGAAAATACAAACTCAGGTACATCATATGCTAATCCATAATCTGAAATATAAGTAGACAAATCTTTATGTGTAAATCTAACATGATTATAACTTACATCATCTATTAAACCATCAACCCTACAACAAAAAGAATCAATACTTGCACTATTCCCAATAATATCAATCGTATCATCTAATGTAGGTAAATCCACGTTATAACTTTGTGAAAATATAGAACCTAGAATATATCCCTTATCAAACTCAGATGCACCACCTCTAAAGAATGAATAGTCTTTTGAACTATTATCAAACAAAATTTCATCTTTAATAGGAATTGCTATATAGTCATCCTTAGTAATCTTATCTAATCTCTTCCACATTAATCCACCCTTACCACCATAGACCTTAACTCTATGATTAGGTGTTCCTTTAATAGAGAATTCTTTAGAACTAATCTTAATTACTTTTTTCTTACCACCATAATAATAATGAGTTGCTATTTTATTCCCTACAACCTTTATATTCTGAGATGATATATCCATAAAACCCTCTTCGTCATATGCAGGGTTTTGCACTAACTCATCAATTCTTTTATAGCCATCACTAGTATGAACTCTTGTATCACCAGTTACACATTTACCAGTACCAAAGCTACCACAAAATAATAACACTTTAGGTGCATTTTCTGGGTTTTTGATAATTGCCTTTATTAGACGTTTAGCCTCTTCTTGACCAGCCATATCATCTAAGGTCTTAGGACGTAACTCTTGACTTAACATATAATCTCCTAACTATAATTTTCAATATAATTCATGTTTATTTCTTTTACAAGATATGATGTATCAACATTCGATAGTACACTAGACACATCACTACCAACGATATACTTCTTAGATTTTATATTCTGTAAAACAGAAATAGGTATGACTAGATAATCTGATTCCAACTTTTTATTTCTAAATTGAAACCCTTTAAAACAAACTACTACCTTATTAGTAACAGTCCACCACTTAGGCACTAGAAACTTCCTATTAATGCCATGTATTAAAATGTTACACATTGTATCTGTTACATCATCTACACTGTCAATCATACCTACAATAGCTTTATTAACATATCTATCT